ATCCTAACCGGGGCAACTCCTATTATATTTCTCCACAACCTAATAAGGCGGGGTAAGTTTATATTATGTCAAGAGCAACACTTATTGATGAGCGTCCAGAAGAAGAGTTAGAAGCAACAGATCAACTCGACACAGAAGATACTGTAGAGACTCCAGAGGAGCAACCTCAAGCAGAATCTGAACTTCCAGAAAAGTACCAAGGTAAGTCAGTAGAGGATCTAGTGCAGATGCACCAAGAGCTTGAAAGATTTACTGGCAAGCAGAGTACGGAAGTTGGAGAGTTACGTAAAGTTGTTGATAACCACATTCAGACACAACTTGTTAACCAACCAGCACCTCAACAACAGCAACAAGAAGATGATACAGATTTCTTTATTGATCCTACAACTGCTGTAAACAGAGCTATAGACAACCACCCTAAGATAAAAGAAGCAGAAGCTTATACACAACAATACAAACAACAGGCTACTCTTGCACAGCTTAAATCTAAGCATCCAGAAATGGAAGGTATTTTGCAAGACCCTAAGTTTGCTGAGTGGATCAAGGGGTCTAAAGTCAGAACAAACTTGTTTGTACATGCTGACCAACAGTACGATTACGATGCCGCTGATGAACTATTTAGTAACTGGAAAGAACGTAACCAAGTAGTCCAACAGACAGCGCAAGCTGAAAAGGTAGCTCGTAAGAGTGCAGTACAGTCTGCTAACACAGGCAACGCTCGTGGAACATCAGAAGGATCTCGTAAGAAAGTTTATCGTCGTGCTGACTTAATTAAACTTATGAAAGAAGACCCTGACCGCTACATGGCACTACAGCCTGAAATAATGGCAGCTTATGCGGAAAGGAGGGTCAAGTAGCCTAAAGGAGAAATACAATGGCTGAACAAACTTATCCCGGCACAGTTGGCGGTAACTCTATCGTCAATAAGGCCAAAGCAGACAAGTTTATTCCAGAGATTTGGAGTGACGAAATTATTGCTGCTTTCCAGAAGAACTTGAAGATGGCACCTCTTGTCAAGCGTTTGTCTATGACAGGAAAGAAAGGTGACTTGATTCACGTACCTAAGCCCATTCGTGGTGAAGCAAATGCTAAGGTAGCTGACACTGCTGTCACTATCCAAGCAAACACTGAGACTGAGTTGCAGATCACTATTGATCGACACTTTGAGTACTCACGTTTCATCGAAGATATCGTAGAAGTACAGGCACTGTCCTCTCTGCGTCAGTTCTACACTGAAGATGCTGGCTATCAGTTAGCTCTTACGGTTGACACTGACCTGATGAATGCTGCTACTGGCTTTGGCAATGGTACTCGTACTACTACTCCTGCTAACACTGGTGCAAACTGGGTTAACAGTAACAGCTATTACTTTAACGCTGCTACAGGTCTTTCTGCTTTTGCAGTTGACACTGTAACTGACGGTGATAACTTTACTGATCTTGGTTTCCGCGAAGCTATCAAGTTGATGGACGATGCTAGTGTACCTATGGACAACCGTTGTTTGGTGATTCCACCTGCGGCGCGTAAGTCTATCATGGGTATTGATCGCTACGTGTCTTCTGACTTTGTTGGTGGACGTGGTGTCGAGTCAGGGTTGATTGGTAACTTGTACGGCGTAGACGTATATGTATCTAGCAACTGCCCCGTTGTTGAAGCGGCTGGTCAAAACACTGCATCAACTAAGGACATCCGTGGTTGCTTGTTCTTCCACAAAGACGCTCTCGTACTTGCAGAGCAAATGGCTGTACGTTCACAGACTCAGTACAAGCAGGAGTACCTCTCCACGCTGTACACTGCTGATACTCTGTACGGCATCCAAACCTACCGCCCAGAAGCTGGGTTTATTCTTTCGCTAGTTGACGCGTAAGATACACCGGGGGTCGCAATGGCCCCCTTTTATTTAAGCATCTTAGATTAGGGTGTTTAACTAAAAGACACAACGGATAGGAAAGCCTTATGTCTAACTATGTAAAATCCACAAATTTTACTGCTAAAGATTCTTTACCTACAGGTGACGCCAATAAGGTTATTCGTGGTTCAGAGTTTGACACAGAATTTAATGCTATTCAAGTAGCTAGTGCAACTAAGGCAGACTTAGGTTCACCTACGTTTACTGGTACAGCTACGTTTGCTAATGTTACTGTTTCAGGGACTGTTACCGCAGGAACTATTGATCTTAACGGTGGTGCCTTAGACAACGTAACTATTGGTGGAACAACACCAGCGGCTGGTACGTTTACTGCTGTTGCTGGAACTACAGGTACGTTTTCAGGTGCTGTTACAGGCTCTAACTTAAACATTGCTAACTGGAACACAGCATTTGGCTGGGGTAACCACGCATCCGCAGGCTACTTAACCAGTGTAGCCTTTAGTGATATGGATGCTGCTGCTGTTGTTTTATCATCAGAAACTTTTGTAAGTAACGACACAACTTTACCTACTACAGCTACTTTGACTGCAAGAATTTTAGCAGCTTCTCTTGCTTCTGTTGTATCTCTTGATGATCTTAGTGATGTTAATCTAACACCTGCTCCAACAGATGGTCAAACTTTAGTTTATGATAACAGCACATCAAAGTTTATTGCAGGCACTTCCGGTGCAGGGCTAGACGGTGGTTTTGCTAATTCAACTTATCTTACAGCTCAGAATTTTAACGGAGGCGGTGCATAATCATGGCTAGCATTATTCAAATACGAAGAGACACAGCATCTAACTGGTCATCAGCTAATCCAACATTAGCACAAGGTGAGTTAGGACTAGAAACAGATACACTAAAAGTAAAAGCAGGTACTGGCTCTGCAAACTGGGCCAGCCTTAGCTATCTAATTGATACAGGTGGTTATGTTACGGCGACTTACTCAGGTAATGTTGCAATTACTGGATCGTTAGCTGGAGATAACATTAAGCTAGATGGTAATGCTATCTCATCTACCAATACAAACGGAAACATACAACTATTTCCTAACGGCACTGGGTACACTGAGCTATACGGCAATACCAATGCTGGCACTATTAGATTTAACTGTGAGAACAACTCTCACGGCGTAACAGTTCAAGGGCCAGCACACAGCGCAGCAGCAACCTACACAGTCAAACTACCAAACACATTGGGTCTGACTCAGGCATCAGGTCTTGTTACATCAGATGCCAACGGCGTAGTGTCTTTTGACAACGGGACAATTGAAGAGTCTACGACGATAACGTCTAGCTCTAATGCGGCTACGCTTAATCTGCGTGATGGCAATTCGTTTCTGCATGACTTAACTGAAAACGTCACCTATACATTTAGCAACCCTGCCGCAAGCGGGAAACTTTCTATGTTTACGCTAAAGGTAATTCAGGACAGTTCGGCTAGAACTATTACATGGCCTTCCAGTGTTGATTGGGCGGCAGCTACAGCACCTACGTTAAGTGCTGGTAATAACAATGTTGATGTATTTGTGTTCTTTACTATTGATGGCGGCACAACCTACTACGGCTTTACTGCCGGTCAGGCGATGGCGTAATGAGTAGTTCTGCGCTAAAACTACTTGCGGCCTCTGGTGCTAAAGGCGATCCCGTTTACGTTGACGATGTGTTTTCTACTACTTTGTATAAAGGCGACGCCAGCACCCAGACTGTTACCACAGGCATAGACGTTCTTGGCGAAGGCGGTTTGATTTGGACATGCCAGAGAACAAATGGAGGCGGTTATAATTTAATTGATAGCGGACAAGGCTCCTCATATAGCTTGGATACTACAAGCGCCAACCCGCCAGCAAATAACTCGACGCAACTTACCTTCCTTAATGATGGCTATAGGATAAACGGTGGCTCTACCGCGTGGGATTTGAATCAAAACAATTTAGATTACGTTGCTTGGTCATGGCAAAAGCAACCGGGATTTTTTGATGTTGTAACGTATACGGGTAATGGATCATCACAGAACATTAGCCATAACTTAGGAACAACGCCCGGCTTTATAGCAATAAAATGTACGTCACACAGCTCGACAAATTGGAGTTGTTGGCATAGATCAATACCCACTAGCTATGTTTTATTAAATTCATCGCAGGCGGCACAGAGCGCAGGTAGTAGAACGGTTAACGGCAGTACTTTCCAAATTAATGGACTCTGGAATGATGAAGGCGCTAATGGAAGAACCTATGTAGCCTACCTATTCGCCCACGATGCCCAAGACTTTGGCACAGACAGTGACGAGAGCATTATTAAGTGTGGGGGTTATAACGGCAGTAGCTCCGGCGAATCAGTAACTGTGGATTTAGGATGGGAGCCGGAATTTATACTAATAAAGAATACGGTACAGACATCAGATTGGTATCTTATAGACACCATGAGAGGTATGCCCGTTACCGGCGTATCAAGAACATTGAAAGCTAACACCACTAACGCAGAAGGTGATTTCTCTAATGGCGTTATCCCTACGGCAACAGGGTTTACTGTTACTTATGGTGGTGGATATGCCTTTAATCATTCTTCATCCTCCTACATCTACATGGCAATCCGCAGACCCAACAAGCCAGCATCAGAATTTGCGGCTACTGATTTGTTTGGCGTTGCTTATGGCGATGGAACAGGCAGTCCTGATTTTAAAGGGCCGCTTACTGACTTTCGGTTATTTAAAGACGTAACTAGCACTGGCTCTGTCTTTTCGGGTTCGCGACTTCAAGGCACTAAGTATCTAAAGACCGCTGAAACCTCTGCCGAATCAAACGCAAGCTATTCAAAGTACGACTACATGGACGGATGGGGCAGTCTTGGGCTGACCAGCCCCAACATGTCATGGATGTGGAGGCGCGCACCCGGCTTCTTCGATGTGGTGGCGTATGATGGCACGGGCTACTCAGGCTATGTCTATCATAACCTCAAAGCAGAGCCAGAAATGATGTGGGTTAAGAAGCGTAATGCCTCTGCTCCTTGGGCGGTCTATCACAAAGACACTAAAGGCAAGGCTCTTTATCTTAATGAGGCGGATTCGGCCACCGATAACCAAACCCTCTTCGGTAGTACAGCTACCGCGCAAGAAGATTGGGGCTTTTATTACGGAGACAACCCGTATGTGGCTGAGAATGGGAGCGACTTCATAGCCTACCTATTCGCCTCAGTCCCCGGCATCAGTGACATCGGAAGTTATACGGGTGACGGCTATGGAAAAAACATTGACTGCGGTTTCACTAACGGCGCTAGGTTTGTGCTTATTAAGCGCACTGATGCTAGTGGGGATTGGATGATCTGGGATACGGTCAGGGGCATTGTTAGCAACGGAGCTAACCCAGTTCTTTCTCTTAACAGTGCCGAGGCTGAGGACAACGGCGGGATGCGTATGCAACCTTACAGCAAAGGATTTTCATGCATATCCTATGACGTTCC